CCGGCGTCAGGATGATTGTGGTATTTTGTGCCATTGCGATGCCTCATTCATTTAGAGGGTTTAGGTAATGTCGTCAGTGATGACGATCTCGATGTAGCTTGAGTTTGGGAAGGTCTCGATTTTCCCGCTTTCATACGTCACTTCAAACTCGGCCTGAAACGTGCCAGCCGTCGCGGTGTCCGCTGCCACCCAGCCGTATTCGACAGTCCCCGATGTCCCAACAAGGATGACCGCAGGCTCGTCGATGATAACCGTGCCTGCGGCATCGCGCATGTGAAAGCGGACGGTTGCCAGAGACACGTCAATCGGAAAGCCGTCGCCATCAAGAAGCTGCGCCTGAATGTTCGGGCTGGTGTCGTTTTGCTTCAGGTAGAAACTCATTGCTCAGTCGCCTTTGCCTTCGCCCGCGCCAGTTCGGCCTCAAGGCGTTTGATTTCCTTGCGGAGCAATTCGACGTTTGTCACGCGGTCCCAGATGCTCATATTGCGGCCCTCTTTTGCCAGACTATAGCGGAAAAACTGCGGCGTGTCATGCAGGCGGTTCCGGCCAGATTACGTTTCGCGGATCAGGTGTATTTTGCGGCAAGTCTCGTAACGCCTGCCGGTATATTGCCCATGCCGCGGCATCTGCGGGACTGTCTGGCACTTGCGTCCAGTCTGTCTTACTCAACAAGCGACTGCGACGAAAACGAAGCTGTCGCCACGCCTCGGCCAACTCGCGGGCCTCCGCATCAGACGCTATGACCGCATCTGCCTTGCGTATGACCATCCCGCCCTGAACCAGATACTCGCGGATGTTGATTTCTTTCGAGTGTTCAATCACGGACAAGGCATCGCCAGCCGCAACTTGCGCCCATTCGGCATTCGCTGCCGCGCCGACGATTTCGCCGTCAGCCTTGTAAATCAGCCAAATCATTTGAACCTCACAAAGCAAGATGTGAGAACGCGCAGCAACTCAATGTCACTGCTTCCTCCGCCCCAGAAAACATAAACATTGTAGTTAGTCGCCGACACACTGCTCGGATTTGCCAAGTTTCGCTTTACCACGGCCACTGTTGCGTAGTCCGTTTCGAGCGTCATTGTGGGATTGTAACGAGCATATAACTCGCTTACGGTGCCACCGGAAAAACCACCAGTTATACGCAGTCCCCAGTCATCGTTAAAGCCGGGCAGGTTATAATAGCCGTGTTCAAAAGAAACGACGATTTGCAGGTCGGCTGTAAATCCTGCGGGGACGGAAAGAGAATTTCCACCAACAAGGCTTAGGTCACTTGTGTTTGGCGGCGTACTAAATCCGCTTCCGTCAATCGGCGTATTTGCTGTGTAGAAGTTGTCTCTGAGAATGGTGATGTTTCCGCCCTGAACCAACAAGCCGCCGCTGCCATCACTGCTCAAGCTGCTGTCTCCAATAACCAGCTTGTCAGTTGTAACGGTTCCAGTAACCAACAGATCGCCGTCTATCAGCGCCTCTTGCCCATTCCATGTGTGCGAAGTCTCGGATGAAACTGAGGTGCAGATAAACGCCTGCTGCTTTGTCGGATTTTCTTCTGTGCCGTTGTAAAAAATGACCTGATCGTAAACAACTGGCAAAAGCGGGATGTCATTTGACCCGCTGGCAAAGTTCCATTCTGTTCGCGCCTCGGCTTCAGTGAGTGGCGATGTGACAAGGTTGTGCCGTCCGTCTACATCAATATACCAGCGGCCCGGTCCACGAACACCATCGTCGCCGTCTTGCGCGAATGCAACAGGAACGCCCCAGTCAAGATTAGTGTCTATTCCGTCAGGCGTTGGCGATGATGCAAGCGCCTGAGAAAGCCAAAGCGGATCGGTTCCAACTGGAATATCTGCCGACCATCCAGATGGAGGCGTCAACACTTGCCCGTCAAAATTATATGATCCGCCGCTAGGTGTTGCTGGCGTTGATGTGTCTCGCCGAAAGATTGTTGCCAGATATGAGCGCGTTCCAGCAACCGCATCGGATGCTGCCCCATTGGCAATGTTCAAAACGCCAGCGCTGCCAAGAAACGACGCCGCCCACGGGTTGCCGTTCCACTGATAGAGATTGTCATCGGCCCAGTTGTAAACTGCCTGCCCTGTATAGTCTGCGTTTGCAAAGAGGCTGGTCACATCTTTGGCCGGGTAGATTGTCACCAGAGACGACGACAAGACGCTGTTTGCGTAAGTCAGCGTCGGGCGAAGCGTTCCCGCGTCCACGTATGCGCCAGCGCCAACTGCGTCGATGATGGTCGCGTTGCCATAGTCGCCCGTTGGCGTGATTGGACCCTCGCCCGTATCAATGGCGACAATATCCGAGCCGTCTACCCATGCGCGGATGTAGAAGAAACTCATGGGATGATCCGATACCAAGAGACGGTATAGTCACGGCTTGCGTCGGGGTTTAGGTTTTTGACCTTCAACTGACCGCCAGCCATCACGGCCTCAATGTCGCTTGCGCCAATGGCACCGCCGTCAACGCGGGGGAAAAACACAAGGTTTCCGGGGATTGTCACGGTGACTGATCCAGCTGCGCCAACCGTTCCGCTTGCCGAAAACTGCTGCACCTTCATCGCGTTTTCGTTGACGCTGTTTGCATCATAGGCCGCAGTCTGGATCTTCGGTGCGCCCGTCGCGCCTTCTGCGAGTGCAGCCGGGTTCTCAAACGCAGCAAGAGCCTTGGCGCTGGTCCACGGTTCGCCCGGTAGCAGGCTATTGGTGTCCTGATCTGTCCAATCTGCCATATCTAGTCCCTCACTGAATTACGTAGCCTGTCGATCCGTCCGGCATCGTTCCGTCGTTCTCGGTCATATAACACGCATCCTCTTTCTGCGCATCCGTCGCGCTGGCAAAGTCGGGCGCATCATTTGCCATGATGAAAGCCGGACGCTCAAACAGGATAAACGACTGCGCCAAGACGCGATAGGAAAAGCCGGGTTCGGTCTCCTCCCATTCGATAATCTGCCAAGGCTCGATTGACGGATTGCCCAGAGTGTCCAGCACGTCATAGCTTTCGACGAAAACCACGTCGCCAACGCTCAAGCTGCTGTCCTTGTCCGATAGCGTGAGTTCGATATAGCGCGGGGTTTCCCGATACCGGATCAGGAACGCCGCCTGCACCAACAGCGCGTTGAGGTCAGTGCGCAGGAGCGGACTGTACCAGACCAAGTTTCGCACGGTGCCATCGGCAAAGTTTGCCCCTTCGGCCTCGGCGTCAATTCGAATGCGCTGCGTCCCGTAGTTCTTGCCATCGGTCAGGCTTTCGGTCGGGTCGCGTCGGTCATAATAGATCGTCACTCGCGTCCGGCGGTCATCTGGTGTGCGCTTGATGGCGCTGCTCACGATTGCGTTGCGCTCGGTGATTGATACGGGTTCCTCGGTCGGCTGTCGGTTCGCCAGCATCTTGATTTGCTGCTGTCGTTCATCCCACCAAATCGAAAACATGCCATCGCGCATCGCCTCGGCGCATATCTCCGAAACGGCGCGGGGTTCTGTGAACGATCCGGTTCCGCGCAATGTGGATAAGTATCCAAAGCCCTCACGCTCCCATGTCGGGTTGTCGCCGTCGCGCGTGTACGGAATGAGACTGGCCGGAATAGTCGTGTGATTGGTCAGGAGGTCATAGACCATCTGCCAATACAGGGCGCGGCTGTAGTGGCCCACGCGCTGCATCCCGTCGTCTAGGCTGTGGTTGCCTTGCTGAGTGCCAAGTGCGCCGCGTGTGACCCCTGACAGCGACCAGACGCCATCTGCGCCTGTATAGCCCGTGTATCGAATAACCTCGGAGCCGATGCGGCCATAGAAAAACCCGTCATTGCCCATCGGCGTTGAAACGTCGCTTTCTAGACCGCTCACGCTGATTGTGGTCGTGGTGGCGTTGATGTCCGCCTGAAGTCGCAGGTCGGTTGCCGGGGGAAACTGCGCCTTCTTGCGTTCTGCCCTGCCAAGCGGGTCAATCGCGCTGATTGTCCACGATCCGCCGGACGGTGGCGTGATGTTCGTCACGTCATAGCGCCGCACGGTCATATCGGTAAGCGCCGCGTCCTCGCTGGTTCCGGTGTACAGATACATCTCAAGCTGCGGCACAGCCTCGCCGATCCACGCCAGCAAGAGCCGCCCCAAGCTGCCCTTTACGGTGCGCTCGTCAGCGTAGAAGTCGCCGAATTGATTGCGAAACTCGAAGTCCTCAAGCGTCACTGAAATTGTGCCGCGCAAGCCGAACGGGCTTTCTCCTTCTCGCACGGCCCCGAGGTTGAGGCGGGTCGCCTCAGTCCTGACCGTTTGCAGGATCGGGATGCTCGGCGGGTAGACGAAGTTGTCAAACGGCTGCGCCGCCGTTGGCGGGACAGGATCACCGGGGCGATGAAAGTACCAAGACAACCCGCCGGACTGATTGAACACATTCTTCGCGCCGCACGTCGCATAGGTCTGAAAGCACTTTGGTGAACCAGTAGCCGTGCAGGTTCCGATGCCGAAGCGTAGACTGCACCGCTTCTGTCGCAGTTCAATGACTTGGACGGGCTTGCTCATGGCGCGGCGTATCCCATGCACTGAAACGTGACCGCGCCCGCGTTGTTGGCGTTTGGCCGCTCGCGGTTAAACCGTGGCCGCTCAGTCGCGCGAACATAGGCAACATCGTCGGGGTATGAAGATGGCTTGGCGGCAATGAAGAACGGTCCAGTGTTGTCAACGTGGTCAACAAAGCCTTTCCACGTGATGTCGCCAGCCGCCGATCTGAATGTCTCAGGCAAGTTCTGCACGGTCAGGTCAAAGCGCAGTTCTGCGCCCTCAACAGCGCGTCCCAGCACGTCGCCCCTGATGCTCTGCTGGTGACGGTATCGGACCTGTTTGCTTTCAGAGATGGGCAAGCCGGTGTAAACGCTGAGGCGCGGCATCTCCAGCACCTCGCCAGCCTGGGCTACGGCAACCTCGGCCACGCCGCCCGTGATGACGAAACGCGCCGTTGTTGCGGTGCGCGGGCTGAACAGAAACATAATCGCGCCGTCATCAGTCGGGCTGATGCTGCCAACGGTTGTCCCGCCGATTTGGCAAGATACGGTTGCGCCAATGCTGCCCAGATTGTGCGCCGCCAAGCCAGCATAGCTGACGGTTTGGCTTGAGAATGTCAGGGTGAGCGTTGACGACGCGCTGCCCGCCAGCCAGACACTCCATGTTTCGCCATCCGTCACCCAGTCGGGATTGTAGCCGCTTGCGCTGCTGGTGGCCGTCCCTGTTGCGCTGTGCGCGTCGAAGCCGATGCGCGGCTGGTCGATAGGCTCGGCAATGCCAGAAAAGCCGGATTGAATGACAACGCTCATTGGAACACCAGCCTTCCGCCCCGGTCTAGCTGCGATTGAATTTGCTCAAGTAACCCCTCAACCGACGCGCGGCTGAATGTGTCGCCCTGTAGGTTGATGGCGACGGTTTGGGTTGGGATGGCGGGTGCGGATGCTGCGGTTGATGCACTTGCGGATGCCGAACCGCCGCCGCCCGATGTGCTAACCGATTTCATTGACGCAACCTGTGCCAAGCCAGCCGCCAAAGTGGACGCCGCAAGAGCCTGTCGCAAAAACGGACGCCCCAATAGCGCCGGGTCCGCCAATACCTCAGTGTAAGCGCGGTACGAATTGAGCAAGCCCTGCGCTACCGAAAACGCCTTTGTGATGCCAACCATCTTATCTCCGCCAGCCTTAAACACGGTTTCAAGATTGCCGAATAGCTGGTCATATCCGGTTAATGTTGTCTTTTGTTCAGCTTGACGAATGGCGTTAAGGCGCTGCTGATATTGTTCCTCAATGCGCAATTTGGCTTCGGCATGACCGCCAAGCGCCTCAAGTTCTAGCGCGTTGAAGTCCTCAAGCGCAGTTAGGCTTTCGGCTCGCCAATTTTCTAACGCTTCCCGCTCGGTCATGAGGCTTTTTGATAAAGCGCTTAGGCGCTCTTCTGTCTTTGTTTTTCCAGCGCCGCCCGCTCCGCCAGTATCGGTGTCAATCGCGCCTTCTGCGCCGCCGATTTCGTTGAACGTGGTGTTTAAAGCATCGTTGACTTCACTTACTGCAATTTCGAGCAATGTTGCTTCTGCCCGCGTTTTCTGCAAGATAAGGCGACGTTGTTGCATCTGTCGCAAGGTCTCAGGGTCAATCGCTTGCGTGATTTCGCTCATGCGAGCGCCACCGCCAGCAAATCCTTCTGCGTCTGACAGCCTTCCGCCAGTTGCGCCCGGCCCTAAAGTTTGAACGGCTTGAAGCGCAGACTGCCGCGCTAACTCTTGTTGAGACTCAAGGTTGGATAGCTTTTGTTTTGTCTCCATGCCGCGAATGCGGAGTAACTCTAGCTCAACACCAAGAACCTGCTTTCGCGCTTCAAATTCTTTGCGCGAATTAGCTGCAATCATTGCAGCCGCTGAACCAGATACCTCTCCGCCTGTTGCCATTGCCCGGTTAAATGCGTCTTGAATATCTGAAAGCGCACTTATCGAGCCTCGAACGCTGCCAAGAGTAGGCTCCATTTCGCTAAGTTCATCAGACAGAGCATTTGCGCCATCTGCCATGTTGAAGAACGCCGCCCCAAGCGGAATGCCGATTGCAGCGACTGCGCCCATGACGGCACCCAAAGGGCCAAACCCGCCAAGCAATTGCGGAAGCTGCTGCCCTAGCGCCTGCGATGCGGATGTTCCAGCGCCAACTTGGGTGGCAAAGTCACCAACCTGAAAGCCAATGTTTTGGAGGTTGCTTCCGCTTAATCTGCTCGCCCGTGAAACTTCTTGCAGTGCTTGAGCCGATGCCAGTGAGGCGCGTCGCACCTCAACCTGCGCGCCGGAATACTTAGCCGCAGACCGAGCGGCCTCTTGATATGCGCGCTCTGCCTCTCGAATTGCTTTTGATGCGGCTGTCTTAGTAATCAAACCAGAGCGTTCGGCTCTGTTCACATTGGCAAGCGCAGTCTGATAATCCCGCGTTGCCTTGTCCAGCCCGTCCAGCGAACGGCCCAACTTCTTTAGGCCAACGTCTGCCGCTGTCGGGTCTGCCGTGATTTCAATCTCAAGCGCGGGAAGTGCCATTTCAGTCCTCAATAAGCCTTTTGAGCCGCGCAACCTCTGCGCTTGATAGGTGGCCCCGCCTTGTCTTTTGCTCCTGCGGTTTCTCTATCTCCAAGAGATACCAGAAATGCTTAGGCCGCATTCGCCAAAACTCGGACGGCTGTATTTGCCACCCATGCACACACTTTTGAAACGCCCACTTTACGAAGCGGGCGCTTCCACGTTTCCCTCGGTATCGACCTCGCCATCAGCTTCCGGCGCGCCATCCATCAAAACGACCAGCAGCCAATCAATCGCCTCCATTGCCATAGATAGCTTTTCGGCCTTTTCGGCGTTGCGCACCGCCGCCATGATTTCCGAATGCACCTCTCTGGGTGTCACGGGCAAGCCCGCCTCGGTCAGCATGGCGGCATAAGCGCGGGCGATCTTGGTAAAGCGGATGTTGCCGCCGCCAGTGCGCATCTGCACCAACTCGCCAAAGGTGATAACGTCCTCTACCGCGTCCGCGACTTCAAAGACCCGATCCTCCTTGATCGTGACTTCTTCGCCCTTCCACTTCAGCTTGATAGACTTCATCAGGAAGCCGTAATCGCGCCGCTGCTTTCCAGCGAAAGCGTGAACGTGATTGTGTCAGCCTGTTCGCCTGTCGCCTCGAAGGAGGTGATGAAGAACGACCCGGTATATGTGGCGAAGCTGCCGAACGACACGCGAAACGCATGGAGCGCCGATGATGCCGTTGCCGCTGCCGCAAGTGCGGAGAATGTCGAGGCTGTCGCCACGCCTGTGCAGGAAAGCGACATAGACTTGACCGCCACGTCATCCAGATACGTGCGAACGCCCGCATCATCCTTGTCGGTGATGTCGATTGCTTCGTTGTTGAATGTCATGCTGTCGGTTCGAGCGCCTGCCACAACTGCATATGTCGAACCGTCCGACGCATATTCGATCCGAAGATCGCGTCCACTTTCTGCTGCCATTGTCTTGCCCTTTCATTGGCTTTGCAAAGTTATACCACAGACCTGCAAACCTGCAAAGTCATGTGCCTGAGTCGTATTGAATGCGGAAGGTCATCGGCGTGTATCGCGTGAAACCGTCTGTGTCCGGTATGTTGCCGGGGCTGCTATCGAACAGGCAATTCACCACGTTTGAACCACTTACCACCAAGTCAAACTTGTGCAGCGCGTCATAGGTCGCTTGCGCTGCCGCGTTTGCGAGGTCAATCGCGCTTCGACTTGCTGTAGGCCGCGCGAATGTCGTCACCTGAATAAGCTGCTCGCCGCCGTCGCTGGTCTTAGTGTCCCACGGCGTTGCGCTCACGTCCTCGATGATGGTGAACGGAAACGGCACCATGCTTTCGGGCTTGGTGTCCTGAGGCTTGTCATAGCCGATGTATGTGGACAGCGCCGATAGCGTTGCATCGCCTGCCAGCCGCGCTCTGATTGCCTGTGATACGCCTGCAAAGTTCATCGCAATTCATCCCCAAGGGCTTTCTCAAGTCGCCTGAGAAACTTAGGCCGGATTTCTTCGACCGCTGGGCGGAAAAACGGACGCGCCGCGATTGTTGGCGTTCCGTATTCAAGGTAAACGGCATATGCCAATGCGCTGCCCACCGCTGCGGTTGTGGCCCCAAGTCGCTCGAAATAGATGTTGTTCGCCAGCCGCCCGGTGTCCGTCATCGGCGGTTGTCCCGGTGCGGATGCCGTGTGGACCCGGCGCGGGTTGTATTTCTGATACGTCCGGCCCGATGCCGGACCACGTGCGATGCTGGTCACGATATTGCCGCGCAACTCAAGAGCCGTGCCGACGACTGCGGTTTCAGCGGCGCTTTTCACGTCCGCCGCCGCCTGCGCCAAAGCGCGTTCAATGTTTTTTTTGCCCACCAGTTCAACGGATATTTTACTCATACCGCCGCCCCAAGCTGGGCGGTTATCTCAAGCCACTGGTCGTCAAAGTCCACATTCGCAATGAAGCGGATGTTGTACGCCCGCCCGCGAATAACTGCCCGGTCTTTTTCGGTCAGGTCGGCAAAGTAGCGACACACGATCTTGTGCGTTGATGTGGCCTCAGTCCGCGCCGATGCGTAACGCTCACCGCCCGACATTGGCTTGACCATCGCCCGCGTAGGTGCGCCACTGATGGTCGCCCACGTTTGCAGCCGTGCGCCGTAATCGTCCTGCGTGTTGGTCACACGCTCAAACGTCACAGCCTCCTTGAGTTGCCGCGCGTTGTATTTGGATGTGGTGCAGCAGTTTGCCATCTCAGAACGCCAATTCGTCCATCCGCCGATAAGGTGCCAACAGCGCCTTCATCTGCATGTTGATGCCTTCGCACGTACCGTCGTAGAGCGATGAAACGTAAAGCCGGATGGCCTCAAGGATAGGCTCCGGAATGCTGCCAGCAAAGTAGCCCGCGACATAGGTCACTTGCACTGCGTCCTGCGCCCGTAGATTGCTAGGCCACGTCTCGCCTTCGTTGAGGTAAATGCGACCGCTGGTCAGGTCTACACCGTAACGGGATGCGCTGTAGGTCGCGCTCACATTGTCGCGGTCATATGTCACAACGCTGGTGACGGATTGCAAGGGAGCAAAGGGAAGATCCAGAGTGTCGCCGCCGCCCAAGATGTAGGGACGCGATGCCGTGTGAACGCCCGGTCCAAGAGATAGCAAGCGGTCATCGCCATAAGCCTCAGTGAAACCGTCCGCTTTGAATACAAAGGTCTCAATCAACAGCGCACGCCGAAGATATTGTTTCACCGCCTCGGTTGCCGTGGCGATGTAGGCCGTGATTATGTCGTCATCAGCATCGCCTTCAACGCGCAAAAACGGCTTCATAGCTGCCAGCGAGATAGCGGGATCAGCGTCTGACGCCGTGACAGTAACGGACTTGCGGTTAAACCTCATTTCCGGCTCCGCTTGCGCTTGGCCTTGTTTTCCGGCGCGGCCTCGTGCGCCTTGGTCACGATTTCGCAAGCGCCTTGGTCAATGAGCAGGGCAAGCGTGCTGTCGTCAACGTCGCGCTCCATGCCGGGTTGCCACGTCTGCACGGTAATGCCGTCCAGAGCAATGCGGAATGTGCGGAGGATTTTGATGCGCGTCATGGGCTGTGCGTCCTTTGCAGCATGATGGCCTTGTCCCAGAGCATAACATCTTCAGAGCAACTGATAAAGAACCGCGCCCCGTATTGCGCAAACGGAGCAGTCACAAACAGCGTCCCGTTGAAAAACAGGAAGTCGGTGGTGCCGCTGCCTTTGGTCAAGGCCCGACGGTCCCGAGCGATGATGGTGCTGTAATCCGAGCCAATGCCTACGTCGATTTCGGCAAAGGTCGCTTGGCTGCTGCTCTTACTGATGCGGAATGTCAGGTTGATGTTGTACGCCTCGCCAATGGCAAAGGGCTGAATTGTGCTGCCGCCGAATATGTCCAGAGAAATGCCGCGACGAAAGTCGGTTGTGCTGTCGTCCGCCAATCCGTCAATCGTCACATGCGTGAGCGTGTCGGCTGTGATGGATTGCTTGTTATCAACGGTATGGACGCTGTCATGCAGGTAAATCCACCCGCCGTTGTAAGGTGCGCGACGCTCTACGCCATCGGACGTGCGGATGAGCATATCCGCCGCCCGCTTATTGTCCTCGGTGGCGTCCACCAATTCAGACCAGTTAATGTTCGTCATTGGATGCCCCTGCGCTTAGTGACGGGCGACCGCAGCCGCCCGCTTCTAAACTCAGGTTGCGGCTGTACCGCTGTCGATGGTGGCTGTCGCCATCACCGCGCCTTTGTCTTTGCGAGCGTGAACGGTCACGGCTGCATCGGTTCCGGTTGTCCCGGTTGCCACGATACGAACGTAACGCGCCGAGCCGATGTAACCGATGGAACCCACCAGCGTATCGTCCGCATCGTCGTCAGTGACGGTCAGTGCGCTTTCCAGTCCAACCAAGTCTGCGTCAGCAACGGCTGTTGCGTCTGCTGCGGCTGTCGTGTCGCTTTCCTGAACCTCAAACGAGAAGCCGGATGCGGTGCCTGCATCGGTGACAGTTCCGGTCGACACTGTGAACGTCAGCGCCTCCCATCCCTGCATATCAATCCAGTCGCCTGCCGCCGGGGTTGCGCCGCTCAGTGTAGCGGAAAGGCCAAGGCCAAACTCCGCGTTATTGCGCATGTCAAATTGTGCCATTATGCTGCCACCTTTCCGATAACGATAGCGTCAAAGCTGGTCACATCGCCGCCAACGCGCTGCGTTGTGTAGTATGTGACGAAGCCCTTGTTGGTGTACGGGTCACGCAGAACCTGAAGCCCAACGCGGTCGAGGATGGTGTAGGCACGACCGAAGTCCGCATAAACAACAGACAGAGCGTTTGCAGCAACCGCAGGCATGTCATCCATAAAGACAACAGGCTTTCCGAGAAGCTGGATGGACGCTTGGCCGTCACGCATCAGAACCGGGCTGAAGAAATAGTTGTCGTTACCCTTGAGTTGCAGGGCAGCGCCGAACGTGGTGCGCTTCATGCCGAAAACCGCGCCAGCTTGATATTCTTCTTTCAGGCCGTTCTGCACTTCAATCAGACCATCCGCGTTCAACGCTGCCGCCGAACCCATGTTGATTTGAGTGATTGCGCCGCGCTCATATGTGCCAGCCGTTGCAGCCGCCGCATATGTCAGGAAGCCGCGAGGCTTGCCGATGCCATCGCCCAGAACGAAAGCCGTGTTCTGAGTGCGGGCAAACTTGTCAGCAACCTTGCCAGCAAGCCAAGCCTCAACGTCGAGGTAGCTGTCCTCAATCATCTCGGTTGTCATGCGGGGGTCAGCTTCAATCTTGTGCGCTGCGATGACTTTCTGCGCCAGTTGCGGCGTGTCAGTCTGGCCACCGGATGCACCTTCACCGACCCAGCGAGCAGCAGCTTCTTGGTCGTCAATCAGGATGTCGATGGACTTCGCGCCCGTGCGCTCCACGTTTGCCACTTGGCGAAGCGGGGACGTCTCAAACACGCGGGTGATGATGGTGTTCGACAACTCAGGGCGCACCAAATAGCCGCCGTCAGGGTTCACGTCGGTCGACATGGCCTTGACTTCGATGCCCTCGGAGCCTGCTTTGAAGCCATCCGGCAGGGTGCCGTTTGACATATACTGGCGGAATGCGTCCTTGTGCTTCTGCTCAAGTTCGCCATCCATGCCCTTGCCTTCGCCAGCGCCGGGACGGTTCATTGCCGCTTCCAGCTTGGCTTGCTTGGTCTGCATCTCAGCCAGCTTGGCCGTGATGTCGTCAGCCATACGCTGATGCTTTTCTTCGGTTACGACATCAGTCGGTGCCGCAGCCTTGAGCGCGTCAATCTCGCCGCGCAGTTCGGTCAGGGTCGGGTTGATTTTCTCAACAAGCCCTTTGATTTCCTGAATATCAGACACGAGTGCCTCCTATATTTTTCAGGGTTTCGGTCAAAAGTGCTTTGAGTTCGTCAACGTCCCGTTGAACCTGCTCAGGAACGTCCGTGTCTGCGTCCCGCAGAACCTCGGCACGTGCCTTCCATGCGCCACCCGCCATAGCCTTCGCCATGCGGTTCGAGTGACCCATATTCTTGAACGCGCGTTCTAGGTCGCGCTGTGTAATCTCGTCGGCCTTCATCGCATAGATGCCAGCTAATTCATTCATCGGGAATGTGACGACGCTGGTTTCCCAGAGGTCCAGCTTGGTCAGCTTGCGTGACCCTTCGTCCATGTCCATTTCGTATTCTTGAGTGCGGTATCCGATGCTTAGCCCCTCGACCGCGCCCATCTTGATGAGTTCCGCAACCTCGCCGCCTTTGCCTTTTTTGGCGACACGGCCCTTCATGCGCAGGCCGTTCTCGTCCTCGGACATTTCATCCCAAACGCCGATTGGCTGGCTTGCGTCATGCTGCCAAAGCATCTTCACGCGCCGACCGGATGCGATGCACTCCTTGAACGCGCCCGGCATAACAATGTCACCGCCGTTGTCGCGGTTGCCGAAGACAGAGCCGTAGCCCATGATTTCAAGATATTCTTCGCTCTCGCCTTCGGACTTGATTGTCAGTCCGTGCGCCAGCTTAGTTTCAAGCGGTTCGCCACCGTCTTTGCGTGCGTAGCTTCGCAGCATGTAAGGCTCCATCTAAGGGCTTCGGACGTCTCACGACGGCCTTTGCAAACTTGCATACCACAAAACTGCAAAGTTGCAAAGTCATGGCTCAGGCGCAAAAAAAGACCGCCCGAAGGCGGCCTAGTTTGTGAAATGGGAGGTCAGTGGGTGTAGGTTAGGCGGTGCTGGCCCTAATCGTCAAGCCCGACCACGCGCTGGATGCTACTACATCTGCAATTTATGACAGCAGCCCCCGGCTTGCCCGCCTCGCCCGGATACATAATCAACAGGTCCGGCCCGCCAGACCACGGCATAGAAAACGGTTCATCCATCGCCCGCTTCTGGCCGTGCATTGAAACGTGGTCATATTCCGCATCGTCGCCAAAGTTGCGCGTCCGCGCGTCCTCAGTTGCCACCCATTCCTTTTCCAACTCAAGCCCGGTTGTCTTGGCGGTCTCGTGCATTGCGAAGTTTGCAGCGCCGTGCGTTTCGGTTCGAGCGATAAGCGCACCGCGCGCCCGCGATATAGCAGGCACGCGCTTGTTGATGTCCTTGGCAATCTCGGCAACGCCCAGACCATCCTGCTGGCCTCGCGCAACCTCGCCGACAATCCGCGCCCGCGTTGTTTCAGTCACCCGCGTGATGCGCCGCCTGATGGCTTCCTGATTAACCCAGAGCAACGCCAGCGACCGGAACAGTGCGGAAAACCCGCCTTCCTGCTTGGCCTCGAGGTCGTAGCCCAGCGCCTTGCCTTGACTGACGACACGCGCCCCGAATGTTCGGACGGTCTCTAGGCCCATCTGCTCATACAAGCGCCGAAACTCAGCCACGTCTTCATCTGACTGCGCGGGGATGTAACCGAGATCCTGATAGGCCGTTAGATAGCGTCGGCTCTCGTCTGCCACTACGCTTGCAATCTTGCGCCGAAAACGCGCCTCTAAGACGTTCAACAGCCGCGACTGAATAGCGGCCTCACGCTCAGGGCTGTGGCTGATAAATGCGGGCTTTCGAGCCATCATTCATCGTCCATTTGCCTGACAATCTTCGCCGCCCAAGACTTGCCTGAATCGCCGCCCCAAAGTGCGTGGGCAATGCGGCCCGCGCTTGGGTAGCCCGGTTCGCCGGGCGACCAGCCTTCGGCCTCTTTATCAACAGCGTGCCGCGCGAAGTAGCTATTCATCCGCTTGACGGTATCGGCGCTTAAGTTCTTGCCGTTGGATATGTCACGCGCTCGCGCAACGCCAACCTCGGTGCCGCCTCGGTTAAACTCGCGCCGCCACTCCAGACCGCGCTTGGCTTCCTCTTTCATGCCATCATTCGGAGCGTAGCTGTCGGCCTTGGTCTCTAGGTCTAGCCCATAGGCCAGCGCCTTGATGTCCTCAGCAGGCAGGTCAAACGCGCTGCCCGGCGTTGGCTTAAACTCGCCATCTGCGTCCGGCTGGTATCCCATCAGCATTCGCGCTTCTTGCAGCGTCAACACGCCTTCGCGGTATGCTGTGACCGCACGTTGAAACATCCGCTCCCGCAGCGCCTCAAGGGCAGGGATGGTGTCGAGGTCCAGCCGCAGTTCCAGCCCGTCACCGTAACGCGGTATCAGCCAGACGTTTAGAGCGGCCAACACATCCCGCATCAGCGGAATAACCGTGTCGGTGTAGAGGCGCTCCTTGGCCTGCTCCAAGTTGTTGAACGTGCTGGCATCGTTGTCGATCAGGGGCAGCGGAACGCCCAGCGCCGCAGCGACGTATTTCGCCGTCTCGCGCATGGTGTTGGAAAAATCCATGTCCCGTGCCGATTGTGATAGCTGCTGCCATTCGGCATCGTCGGCCAGCATCGGTATTTCGCCCGCGTTCTCGGCCCCTTGCATCCGCGCTTTGAAATACTCGCGCATCCGGTTAATCATTTCGCCGGACGGATAGCCTGTCTTAAACCGGATAAGCCCAGAAGGCCGTGCGCTGTTCTTCAACAGCGAATAGTTCCAGTGCATCCCGGCGTTATGCGTGTCGCCAGCGATTGCCGCAGCCATCAGCGGGGACTGCCCGCGCCAATAATCCGCCGGATTGTACGTCTTGACGAATAGCAGGTCAGACCGCCCGGTAATCTGGTCCACTTCGAAAACCGTCTTCTTGCGATTCACTTCGTAGATGTATTGCCGCGCAAGGCCAGACGCGCCGGGAACAACCGCGATATTCATCGGCATCAGCGGCCATATCTCGGTCGGCTGTCGCGGGTTGTCGGACGCTGCGGCCATCTCACCCAGAAGCATCCGGTTGACCAGCATTTCGGTCAGCCACGTTTGCCAAGTCTCGCCCGGTGTCGGCTGTTTGAGCAAGTCTAGAACCGGATGCTGCTCAATAGCATCTTCGCCGTTGTATAACTCAAGGCTGATAGACGTTGCCGCTCTGACAATCTCGTTGACCGCGCGGTAAACAATCACGTTTAGCTGATAGCCTTCGGTGATGTATTGCTGGCTCTTGTCCTTACGCGCCCAAGCTGGCCCGCCGCCAATCATCAATGCGCCGCCTGCCGGGTGCGCCTTTTCTTCAATCTTGCGTGTGAATGGCCAGACCATCAAAGCACTCCGAATACTTGGTCCGAGCCGCCTCGGATCATGGGTTGAACGGCATAGCGCACGGCGTCCCATCCGTGGTTGTGAGCGTCGATAATCTTTGTTGTCACGTCGCCGTTCTCGTTTGTCTTGTAGCTATATAGCCGCGCCTCGCGCTGCATATTAGCACAATCGGGGTGTATTATGATAGACCCCCACGACCGAAGCCATGCAATGCCGTCCTCAACGCTGCCCGGCCACTTCGTCACGGCTCTCGCCATCGGCAGCCCGTGGCGGTTTAGGTGGCTGATGCTTTCCGGTCTCGCGCTATCCCATCGGCTCACCTCCCGTTCAAAGCCCGGTATCGCGCCGACAACAAACGGCGCAGTGTCGTCCAGTTCCAAGCCCGTGCGGAATGCCTCCCTGCGAATGTAGAAATTATCGCCGCGTATCCAGCATTCCACCGCTGCCGTCGGGTCTTGCGAGAAGCCAAAGTCACCTCCGTAAAATGGCCCCTGCCATTCAGGCAGGCGCGGGTTGGGTTCAAACGGTTCCACCTTTGCTTTGCTGCCAAACACCTGCGCATCGCTGTTTTCGAGATATGCGCCTTCCCAGACATGGGCATATGTCGCCGGGTCGAGTAGCCGCTGCTGGCGCTCGCGCAATGCCTTGAGGCCGTCGGGAAAGTATGGGTTGTCGTTCCAATTCACCTCGGAAATCAACGCGCTTTCTGGTGGCTCTTTGCGAAACCTGCGGTCAACCGGACTGCCATCAGTGCG